TTTCTTCATGCGACGTAACGAGCTTCATAATTTTATCACTGAGGATTCAGAAGTTATTTTATACGTATTCGCTCCTGATAGCGGAACTGGCCCAACTGATGAAATTAATCCATTAAAGATTAGAACATACATCGGTCAGCAAAGAGCAGACAGTAAACAATATTTAAAAGAAGATAGCGCTAAACGCATAGCAACAAGAAGTTCGATTGCTGACACAAGCCAACAGCGCTCGATTAAATAATGAAAAAACTATTGCTGCTAACTGGCCCTCAGGGGTCAGGCAATCATATCTTTAGTAGAATTTTTAGTATGCATCCTGATGTAAAAGGTTGGGATGCAATACTAGATAATTATTGGGTCCCTACAGACGAAGACTTCTTTGCTAAGTATTTCGTTGATCCTTCACAAATGACTGCTGACATATTTGAATCATCAGATCTATTTGTTACAGATATTAGCTGTCCTTTTGTTTATGATGGTAATATTACTATACCAAAACTACAAGACTTTATTAATAAAACTGAAAGTCTGGGCGTCAAAGTTATAGTTGGTATCATCGTACGAGATGAAGACATTAATACTGAACAGCAAAAAAGATTAAGAAAAGGCAGAACACTAGATATTGCTTTAAATGAATATTCAAATCTATCTTGCGAATTGAACTATTTAAGTTTAGAAAGTCTATTCTTACACAAACAAAATTACCTTAAATGGGTATCTAAAGTCATAGATTTTCCTCTTGATTACTCAAATCCTAATATACTTAAGTTCTTAGATACCTCTCCAAATAAAAAATACGTTAAATATGTTGAAGAATATTGGTTAGATGATGTAGTCAAAAAAGGCCTGACTAGCTTTGACAATAGACAATAATCGCGTTCTTCGAGCGTATTTTTTCAAATAAAGTCATATAAATAAGACATGGCGCGTAATACCAGAACATTCTCAGATCTAGACCTTAACTTTACTAAGCATCCAGTAACGAAGGATGTCGTCCGTAAGTTTGATGAAGAAGCTATCAAGGCAGCAGTAAAAAACCTTGTCCTAACACAAAATCATGAGAGACCTTTCCATTCAGAGATAGGTTCACAAATTAGAGGGTTGCTGTTTGAGCCAGCCACCCCAATGCTAAACGTCATACTTAAACGAGCTATAACTGACACCATCATTAACTTTGAACCAAGAGTCAGATTAAATGAGGTATTAGTAACAATATCACCAGATAATAATGAAGTATACGTATCTATTAACTTTACTATTATAAACACTACTCGACCAGTAACAGTCGACCTTATTTTAACGAGAACCCGATAATGGCAAATAAGAACATAACAACAACTGAGTTAGATTTTGATGCAATTAAATCTAACATTAAAACATTCTTGCGAGGTCAAGCAGAATTTGTCGATTATGATTTTGAAGGTGCCGGCCTTTCCGTGCTTTTAGACATCCTTGCATACAATACCCATTACAACGCTCTATATACAAACTTAGCTGTCAATGAATCTTTCTTAGATTCTGCCAGCAAACGATCAAGCGTCGTTTCAAGAGCTAAAGAAATTGGGTACGTACCTCACTCTGCGGCTGGTGCAACTGCTACGGTGAATATAGTAGTATCTGCTACCTCTTCTACTCCAGCTACTTTAACTTTACCAGCATATAGTTCTTTCTCAACTACTATAGATGGTGAACAATATACATTTTATAACACGGAAGCTATATCAACTTCTTTATCGGGTTCAACTTATACCTTTACTGCGGTTAATATTAAAGAAGGTACTCCATTAACGTTTAAATATACTGTAGCTGCCGGCGCGCAATACATTCTTCCTAATTCAAATGTGGATCTATCCACTATTAATGTAAGGATTCAAGATAATTCAACATCATCTGTATTTAATACATTTGTTAATCAAGAACAAATATTAAACCTTGACCAAAACTCTAAAGTTTATTTTATTAAAGAAATAGAAGGTCAATTGTATGAATTAGAATTTGGTAATAATACGATAGGTAAAGCTTTAGTTACCGGCAATGTTGTAAACATTTCATATATGGTGACAAATACAACTGCAGCTAATGGATGCAGATTATTTAGTTATAGTGGATCTAGTCTTTTAGGAGGAACTGTGGCCATTACGACTACTACTCCTGCAGTAGGAGGTACAGATATTGAATCTATCGAGTCAATTAGATATAATGCTCCAAGAACGTATTCATCACAAAATCGTGCGGTGACTGTTGAAGACTATAAAGCCCTAATATTTAGATTATATCCAGAAGCAGAAACGGTAAATGCCTGGGGTGGAGAAGACAATATTCCGCCAGTTTATGGTAAAGTATTCTTATCTATTAAGCCAACTAATACTAATATCTTGACATCTTCACAAAAGAATTATATTATTACTGAAATTTTAAAACAAAAGAATGTAGTATCTATTACACCAGAAATTGTAGATCCAGAATATATCAATCTTGAAATAACTACTACAGCTTATTATAACCCAAGATTAACTTCTAAATCTGAAGCAGAATTAAAGATTCTGGTGAATGATACTATTAAAGCTTACAATACAGAAAATCTAGAATCATTTACCGGAATATTTAGACACTCTAATTTGTCATCACAAATAGATGCAACTGAAGATTCAATTATCAGTAATATAACTACTATTAAATTACACAGAGAAATTGAAGTCCAATATAATACAAATTCAAATTATATTATCTACTTGGGAAATCCCATCTATAATTCAACAGTTCCAGAACAATCTATTACATCAACAGGATTTTATATAGCTGGAAATGAAAACTTAATGTATGTTGAAGACCTTCCAACAGATTCGCGCTATGGTGTATTAAGAATGTATTATTATACTATTGATATTAAGACTTACTATAGAACTTTTGGATTAATAGATTATCAAACTGGTACAGTTACTATGCCAGAATTAGAAATTACTGGTATTGATCAAAGTCAAGATGGAATTTTTGAGCTTATTGTTAAACCTCAGTCAAATGATGTCGTATCTGTTCGTAATCAATTAGTGACTATTCCAGATAATTATATTAACGTATCTATGGTCCTTGATAAAGTATCTGTTGGCGATCCTGCTGGTGGTGCTAATTACCAATTCACGTCAAGCAGGAACTAATGGCGATTAATTTAAAATCAGTAGTTTCAAAGCAGATCCCTGAATTTGCACGGGAAGACTATCCGTTATTTGTGGCTTTTGTTGAGGCATACTATGAATACATGGATAAGAAGACGTTTACAGTTGGAGCTTCAGGACCAACTTATTTAGGCGGAAATGAACAAAGAAATTTAGAAAATATAAGAGATATAGATCAAACTCTTGATGAATACGTCCAATTTTTTAAAAATGAATTAGATGTATTTGGTGCCAATTATGAATTCATTAATCAGAAGTTATTATTAAGAAAAGTTAAAGAATTATTTGTAGCAAAAGGAGTAGAATCTTCTTATAAGTTCTTACTTAAATTATTATTCAATAAGACGGCTGAGATATCATATCCATGGGATTCAGTACTTAAAGCATCTGACGGCAAATGGCAACAAGAAATGTCAATATTCGTTGATATGAGCGCTGGATCTGCTGCAACACTTCCTGGAAATAGAATTAATATTGTTGGGCAAAATGTAGTTATTAAAGTATATGTAGATCGAGTAAAATATATTAGAGGTAATATCTATGAGATCTTTATTGATAAGAATTATTATGGTAATATAGAAGTAGGTTATACAATTGCTTTCAATGGAATTGCCGGAACAATTATCCCTACAACAGTATCAAATTATATTACACGAAAAGGCACAGGTTATAAGGTTGGTGATTTAATTACTGGAACCACAGTTTCTAATGGTGTATCTATCACGCAATTATTGAAAGTTACTAAAGTTGATTCAAATGGCGGCGTTCTTAATATAGTTACCGTTAGATTTGGGTGCGGCTATGAAACTGGATTCTATCTATTACAATCAAATGAAGCTATTGCATCTAATTCTTTACTTACTATTGATAAAAACTCAACAAGACAATATTCGATCCCTAATGATTCTACTGTAGATCAATATACGGATTTTGGTTATCTATTAAGTCCTAATTATGCTGCTGTAGAATATAATGATCCTTCTTATGCTGGAACTTTATTACAACAATTCTATCAAGAATCTTTATCAGGTCAAGGTACGAATCCAAACTATCTATTAATAAG